GACTTTCTTGCACACCCGCGAAACTCACGAGCCCCTGACGACTTCCCCAGGTCGAGCGTGCTGGGCGCCCAGAACCCTCGATGACTGGCTTGTCATCGGCTCGGCCGGCAGGCCAGCAGACGCCAACGTGGTCGGAGTTATTTATTCGGCGTCGACATTCTCCCAGCGTGCAGACCTGTAGCCGTTACGCTAGGGTTCGGTCATGCGCCGCTGCCGCCAGTGCCCGAACCAGCTGTCACCGCTTGCGCGAGCCGATGCCCACTACTGCTCGGGTCGCTGCCGCATCGCTGCACACCGCTTGCGTGGCGTCCTCCCCGCCGAGCTGGTCGCGCTCGATCGGTGGGTCAGGTACTCCCCGGCCAAGGTGCCGCTGACCGTGCGAGGCCTCGCTGCCTCGTCGACCAAGCCGCGCACCTGGTCAACTTACGAAGAAGCGAAAGCCAGCCCCATCGGCGCCGGCCTCGGCTTCGTGCTCAACGGTGACGGCATCGTGTGCATCGACATCGACCACTGCCTCGAACACGGCCGGCCCGCACGGTGGGCGGCTGACATCCTCGCCACGTTCCCGAACACTTACGTCGAGACCTCGCCGAGCGGCGATGGTCTGCACGTCTGGGGCACCGCCGACCTTGGCTTCACCGGCCGGCGCATCAAGATCCCCGGCGGCGAGGTCGAGGTCTACTCGAACCTTCGCTACCTGACCGTCACCGGCAACGCCATCACTCCGACCCGCCACCTCGGCGACCTCACGAAGGCGGTCGCTGCTCTCGGCTGAAAGGCCCACAAGTGGCACGCACCGGACGACCGCCAATGCCCACCGAACGCAAACGTGCCCTGGGCAACCCCGGCAAGCGCGCGCTGCCGGATCGCACCGTCGGCAACCTTGCTGCTGTCCCCGCTGTTTCATCTGAGCCTCACGACCTCGATCCGCACGCAGCGTTCGACTCGGTCATGGCCGGCGGGCGCCAATGGCTCGCACAGACCGACTCCACCGCGCTTGCATTGCTGCGCGAGTCGCTCGAGGAACGCCAGGCGCTGCGTGAGGTCGTGATCGCCACCCAGTCCGAGACGGCCCGCAAGGCCTTGCGCGATCTCGACAAGCAAGTCATCGGGCAGCTTTCGCTGCTCGGTTTCGATCCTGCCGCCCGGTCTCGACTGGGGCTGGCTGAAGTGAAGGCGGCTAGTACCTTGGAGAAGCTCCGCCAATCTCGTGGCTAAGGTCGCTGGCTGGCCGGCCCGCTTCACAACTCTCAACCCGACAGCGCGCACCCGCACCAGGGGCGACAAGGTTGCCGAGTTCATCAACACCTACTGCCGAATAACGAAGACCTCGGTGGGCGGTAGCGCCGGTGAGCTGATCGAGTTGCGCCCTTGGCAACTCAAACTGATCGACGGGCTCTTCGCCGAGCAGCCGAACGGGCTACTGCGGCACCGCTCCAGCCTCGTCGGGCTGCCTCGCAAGCAAGGCAAGAGCGCACTGGGCGCCGGCCTTGCGCTGTATTCGCTGTATTGCGGAGACGAGGGCGGCGAGGTTTACTCCTGCGCCGGCACCCGAGACCAGGCACGCATCGTGTTCGGCACCGCCAAACGCATGGTCGAGCTTGACCCCGAGCTGTCCAGCCTCGCCAAGATCTACCGCGACGCCATCGAGATCCCCGAGACGGGCGCTGTTTACCGGGTGCTGAGCCGCGAGGCCGGCGCCTCGGAAGGTCTCAGCCCCACGTTCGTGGTCTTCGACGAGGTCCACATCCAGCCTGACGATGAACTGTGGAACGTCATGGCGCTCGGCGCCGGCGCTCGACACGAGCCGCTCATGCTCGGCATCACCACGGCCGGCGCCCGCACCGACACACGCGGGCACGACAGCCTGTGTTATCGCCTGTACCAGCACGGCAAGCAGGTCACTTCCGGCGAAGTTCCCGACCCCACGTTCTTCTTCGCCTGGTGGGAACCCAAGGCTGGAGCGCTCGCAGATCACCGAGACCCGAAAGTGTGGGCGCAAGCCAACCCCGGCATCGGCGATCTCAACTCGATCGAGGACTTCAAGTCGACGCTGGCCCGCACTCCCGAGGCCGAGTTCCGCACCAAGCGCACGAACGTCTGGGTGACCAGCTCGTCGGCCGCTCTGCCTCATGGCACATGGGACCGGCTCACCGACACCAAGCGCGTCATCGATCCCGATGTCGACATTGTTCTCATGGCCGATGGGTCATGGTCTGGTGACTCCACCGGCATCGTGGCCTACACGGTCGAGGAACGCCCGCACCTGTTCGTGCTCGACCTGTGGGAGAAGCCCGACACATCGAACGAGTGGCGCGTGCCAGTCGCCGACGTAGAGGACGCCATCCGGCAAGCGACCCGCGACCTGCCTGTCATCGAGGTCGGCATGGACCCGTTCCGCTGGCAGCGTTCGATGCAGGTACTCGAAGACGACGGCCTGCCGATGCTCGAGTACCCGATGGGTTCAGTCGAGCGGATGGTCAAGGCATGGAAGCTCTTCTACGACGCCTGCCTCGACGGCACGTTCACCCACGACGGAGACCCACGACTGGCCCGCCATGTCGACGCAATGGTCCTGAAGATCGACGCCCGGGGCGCCCGCCCTACCAAAGAACACAAAGCCTCCACGCGCCACATCGACCTCGGTGTCTGTGCGGTGGCCGGCTTCGAGCGTGCGATCTGGCACGCAACCCACTCACCCGCTGCGCCTTCACGGCCGCAGATCCTCGACCCTTGGAGCCTTACCGATGCGTGAACGTCTCACCACCATCGCCGAGGCCATCGGTGCAGTTCTCATCGTGGCCGGCGTCGCAGTCGTTTCGATCCCCGCTGCACTTATTGCTGCCGGCATTGCACTCATCACGCTCTCCTGGGCGGCGAACCGATGAGCCTCCTGTTTGAGCGTCGCTCCCTTCCTGCGCCATTGCAGCCCGCCGGGTTCACTCTCGGCAACAACTGGACCGGCGAAACAGTCACCGAGGAATCGGCACTCGAAGTCGCCGCGGTCCTCGCCTGCGTTTCGCTCCTCGCCGACTCGGTCGCATCGCTTCCACTGCGCGCCATCAAGCAGATCGGCGATCGTAACGAGCCGCAAGGCATCCCGAAGTACATCTCCTCCCCGTCGCCGACCGTCACCTCTTATGAACTGATCCACATGCTGGTCAGTTCGCTCGCGCTGCACGGCAACGCGTACGGCCTCCTCGAATACAAGGGCGGCTTGCTGTCCTCGATCACTCCGCTTCACCCTGACCATGTCACCGTCACTGTGGTCGGCGGCGGTCGCACCTACACCGTCAGCGGTGTCGACGTACCGAATGACAACATGCTGCACCTGCGCTGGTTTACTGCCCCACAGCAGGCGAAGGGCATCTCTCCGATTCACTCGCAGCGCACCACCATCGGCCTCAGCTTGGCGATGGACCGCCACCTCGCCCAGTTCTACGGCGAAGGCGCCACACCTAGCTCGGTCCTTGAGACCGATGGGGACATGACAGTCGAAGCAGCGAAGGTGCTGCAGGCGACTTGGGAAGCTCAGCACCGCCGCCGCCGCCGGCCCGCAGTCTTGTCGGGAGGACTCAAGTGGCGCAGCGTGTCGGCCTCAGCCGCCGACATGGAACTCAATGCGACACGAGACGCACAGGTCCAAGAGATCGCCCGCATCTTCCGAGTCCCCGCACACATGATCGGCTCGTCCGGTGCGTCGCAGACTTATCAGAACGTCGAGCAGGCCGGCGTGCAGTTCGTCACCTACACACTGCTGCCCTGGTTGCGTCGCATCGAAGACGCCCTCAGTGCTCTCATGCCCAACGCTGAAGTGGTCCGCTTCGACACCTCAGCGTTCCTGCGAGCCGACACCATCAACCGCTACCGCGCTCATCAGGTCGGCATTGCCTCCGGGTTCATCACGCCGAACGAGGCCCGCAACACCGAAGGGCTTGAGCCCTATGTCGGCGGCGACGAGTTCTTCCTTGCTCTGCCCGGCGCACCCATGGCCGGACCCGGAATCGACCTGCCGCCCGCCGGCATCGATGCCTCCCCGCCCCAGTAGTCAAAGTCTCAGGAGATCCCAATGCTCGAAGAACAGATTGTCGACGACGCGCCCGCAATCGAAGAGCCTGTCCAAGTTCGTTACGACGCCTACCCGGTGGAAGCCCGCCGCCTCGGTGGTCGTGACGTGGAGTTCCGCACCGTTGAACTCGGCGACCTCGA